TTTTTATAATAAATCGCTCTTTTAAGCGACTTAATAAATTCATCTACGCCCACTAGCTGATTACTCATTGCTATTCTTTCGGCGTTGCTGTCTGGTGTATGATCCGATATGCCGGTTAATATATCCATACGCTCAAACTTAAATGTATGCACAAAGTATGCGAAATCTTTGTTGCGTAATAAATTCTCTGCTTGACTACCTATTTCTTTAACACGATCCAATTGACTGGGTGTCATTGTTTTAATCGTATTAAGATCAATAGTCAAACGGCGATTAAATGCATCTACTACATCTGTTTCTATCATTTCAATTCCTGTCCAATAAATTTATTTATGTTCCGTAAGCCCGAGCTTTATGGTCCGCTATCAGTGCATAACCTTCCAATTGCGAACTGGCTGTGTTGCCTGACACTTCTGCTGTGATCTGATCAGCACGAGCATTATCAAGTTTGGCCTTAGACTGTTTCTCAGCCAGGTCTGCTTGTTCCATTGGAGTTGGTTGCTTGTTTTTCATTGCTTCTGTTGCTTGTTTAACCATGTCCATTACTTCTTCTTCTGTGGGCAAATAAGAGTCGCATTCTTTTACACCCAATACATACAACATATCTTCATATGGTTTGCGTATTTTCTTAAATGCTGTTGGAGTAAGTGCTCCACTCTGAACACCTGCTGTGATCTCTTGTGCAAGACCAGTTTGTGCTTGTTTAATAATCTGTAAGCGTTGTAGGCTATTCTCTTCGGACTTCATGCCCAGGGCCAGATCAATGTGTATTGTTTTGCGTTCGTTAAAATTCATATCACCAAAGTTTTCACCATCTAAAAATATAGGTTTCTTTTCCTGATTGTATTCTTGTGCCAATTTCTTAACACCATAGTCATCGCTGTGTGCTATTAAAGTGCGCCATACTAACCAGATAGCATCTTTTAAGCCTTCAGCACAGTTCTTAACTGTGTTGTCTTGTATGATCTGATTTGGACTTAGGGCTAACTGTAATTTGGCTCCTGAATTACCAGCACTCATAACTTCGGGATTAAACATGTCGTTTGGTGTGGTCATACCTACCATGGCCATACTGTCCTGTTGCATACGAGAAATAGTATTGTCCATAAAAGTTGGATTACCAATTGGAGTTGGCATTGGATAGATATCTTTGGCTGGATCGAATTTTGAATCTAAGATAAAGATAGCGGCTTCACCATCCATGATCATTTCGAAGTCTACCTTGTCTGGTTTAACACCAATACGCGGAGTTGACTGCAATAAGCCCATCATTAGTTCTGCTCTATAACCTGAAGTCATATACTCCTGCATAGGAATAACTGATTCGGCAATGCTCATACCATAGAAGTTTTGTGGCAGTGGTTTTGGACACATGTTAGCTACGGGAATAAACTCTACCTCTTTGGCACTTATAACATACTGTCCTGAATATACTAATTCTACTAATTCCAATTCGCCATCGCCGTCTATGTCGTATCTGTTCCATACTGTCAACACCGTTACCTGACGGGCCTCTGGTTCTTGTGCTGCATAGCCTTGTGCTGGTAATCCATTGATTGGAACTGAATCACGTGCGTGTATTGCTAGGTTGTTTAAAAGAGACCCTGCTTGATAACTACCTACGTTGCTATACTCTGCGTATATTTTGAATTGCTCTAAATCAATATCGGGATAAAGCTCTGTGGCTTCTTGGATACTCATTGGCTTATAGAAACCGCAGAATGGCTGTTCTTGTATTTCAATTACAGTAGGGTCGCACATCCAATAGTGTTGTGCGATGGGTCGAAACTTAACATTGAGAGTATAACCTGTCAATTTGTATTCTGCATCATAGATTGTGTTGCGTGTAATTGCTTCAGAGATTGCATCTTCACCATCACGCAGTTCGATATTGTCTGGACCTTCTTGGTTCATGCTGTCGAAGTCACCGCTGGCACCCATTGATGCTTGATCGATACGATGATTTAAATCTTCTTCTTGCTGTGCGCCTGGTAAGTCTTGTGTAAACTGTTGTGTTTCTTTTAAGACCTGTGCCATGTCCACTGACTTCTTACGTCGACTGTTCTTTTTAACAGTTAGTCCAGCTTCTTCAGCTTGTTGTTCGAATGCACGTAATTGATCCAGTGTGCCTGATGTTTTTACATAGCGTGTTACTTGTTCACGCATGGGACTGATCATCATTTCACCATTCTTATGCATACAAGCATCCATAACCCAATGTTGTAGGATATGATGTGGATCATTGTTTTGGTTTATCAGCTTGTGCACCATATTGGTAGCTTGGCGTGCTGCTTCAGAATCATCTTCATTGTCGGCTACGAATTCAAAGTTGATTTCGCCGTTCTGTGCCAGACCTTTAGTGATAACTGCTGAAGCATAATCCACCATGGGTTTAACCACTGGATGGATATAGTCTAAACCGTTTACAGGTTCTGTTGACTGTGTGATTGGCAGTGTTAGATAATGATAATCAGCTGTTCTATTGATATTATTTTTGGTAGCTAACAATCTTAAATTGGCTGCACACTTCTGATCCAATAAGGATTTCATTTTAACGAATCTGGACATAGAGCCCGACGCTGAATTTAGATTACTTACTACTACGTTTCTGAGGTCTAAAATTTTAATTCTCCTTGGCAGCAAACTGCATTTTTTTAGTAGCTATCATTTTTGCCTTAGTTTCTTCAGACATAGGCTTTCCATAATTAGGATTGTTTGATCCACTCATAGCTATACTTTGTTTTGGTCTTTTTTGTCCTGTATTTTTAGCAGATATTCTTGCAACCACTTCGGGATCCCTTTTGCAACCTTTTCGAGCCGCACTTATTTTTGCACAAGCTTCAGGAGTATGTTTTCTACCGTAGTTGGGATTGTTTACTCCACTACGATCATCACCAAATTTACTACCATCTATCTTACCCATTAATAAATTGGCTGATCTCAGATCACCTATGTTGCCATACATCTTATATCTAACAAGATGCCATATAGCATGATCTATTGGATCTAATAAAACCAGATTACTTGGATCATCATTGCCGCCTAAATAGCGTGGAATAATGTGATGTTTGTGCATTCCTTTAAGTAAAGTCATATTACCTTTGTTTATGTATTATTTATTGTCTATTTCTTTAGGTCAATTGTCTGCTTCCATTGCGGACGTTCAGCTGTGCGTTGTTCTATCATACGCACACGCACGTTGTGTGCTGAATCCCTAAATCGTTGGCTGGGACTACGACTATCGTAAGGTTCACTCCACCCATTTAAGCATCCTAACAATGCATAGCGAGCAGAATCTATACAGTCATCTGGATCACTAAAGCGTCCCTGTTCATCAGCATAGTAGTTTTGTGCTTCTCTTATAAAGTCCTGACAGTTTTCATTTATGTGTAATGAACCCATTTCTAGCATTTGGCGCATTACGTTTATACCGAATGACTTATGATTGGTTGTTTTACCTTCAGAGTCTGGGGGATTACGTATAGGATCTGGGTATACATTAAGTTCATACTGTTCGAACAACTGTCTAAGACTTAGACTGGTCATGGTATAGCGTCCAGGAGTGCCTGCATCTGGTGGCAACACAATAGGACATCCAAACACTTCAGGACGCATTAGGTGATTGATCCAGTTTACAGGATTGGCTTCTTCTATGCCTTTAACTGCTACCTGTCGATCCAGCCAGCCTTCTGAATTCTTTGGATCCCAATACATTAGGCTTATAACTGTGCGATCATTTACTAGACCAAGATCCAGAGCAATAATACGCTCAATGTCAAACCTATTGCGGAAATCATAAGTGCCTGTCGTGTATGTTGGCCAGGTGCGGATTTGGAATACTGCGCCCCGGCCCATGACAGGTATACCATTGCGGCGAGCGTCACGTTCATGAGGAAGATAATCTCTTTCAAGTTGTCGTCTCGTTTCATTAAGTAAAAAGGGTTCGCCCCAGGGATCCAGTTCNGGAACATCATCCCANCTTACCCGTATGTGTGTATAACCTTCTTCGTGATTCCAGAACTTGCTTACTAATCCATTTAGTCCTTTTAAGGGAGTAAACGAACATAGCACTTGTCCTTG